CTACAACCAGCAACAACTGATTCCGAAGATATCGGAGCAGATGTTACCGTCCCTGATACAATGCAATCTAACTCTGTTCAAGCAGGTTTAGATGATGATCAATCTGGTGAAGATAAACCAGAAGGTGACGATAGTGGATTATCTATGCAAGAGAAATCAAACTTTGATTTCACTACAGAGACTCCACGTCCAAATGCAGCAATCGAATCTGTAAATAAATCAAGTGAAGTACCTGATTTAAGTATGGTTTTGAAAGATGCAAGAGACAATGGTTATGATGGTCTAAACAAAGTCGCACAAAAGATTTTGAAAGGTGATTATTACACACCAACAGCAGATGAGGTAGGTCAGTACTAAAATGGCTCAAATACGAACTATTGACGAACTGGAAGCTCTCTACTATGGTTATAATAGAAACCTAATCAGAAAAGCAGATGCACCAGTTACTACAAGTACTACTGGCGTATTCAACGCAATCTTTGGAGCATACGCATGGGCACAACTGAACTTAGAAGCAAACGCTTTCGGAATACTACCAAAAGTACCTTGGGATAAATCTGGATGGAGGGCAATAACAGCCAAACCAACCTTGACTACTTCTAACGGTAACACAACTTTAGGTGGTACAGCAGAAGGTGGAAATATTGCAGAGACAGCCAAACCAACTTTACAAGAGATTGACATCAGACCAAAAACAGCCCAGTTGCCATTTAGTGCATCTGAAGTTATGGAATGGTTAGCAACTCACAGTAAAGACGACATTTGGGGTGGACTTGGTTCACTACGATTGTATATGGCAGTTCAGCACAAAGAGTTCCTCAACAGAATGCTTCTCGCAGACGTAGAAAGCGAAGCTGCAGGTGCAAGTGGCAATAATGCTGGTAGCACTAACTTTGAAACACTAGACAGAATCATCAGCTCTGATGCTGAAGAGGATGCACTTGGTGGTTCACACAATGGTTATTATGACCCTTGGGCAGCAAACGCATCGATTGATCGTGACAGTTCAAGTACATTCGATTGTACTGTAGAATCTGCATCTGGAACAATCGGAACAAACGGAGTTTTAACTGATGATACATTAAGAACTTTCTTAAGAAAGATCCGTATCGCAGCAGGTAAAGATCCTAACGTATTTTTGGGCTCGCACGAAGTGTACTCAGAAATTCAAGGCTTATACATGCCATCAGTCCGTATTCCAAATCCATATGGAGAACAACTCGTTCAAATAGACGTAAACGGAATTCAAACATTCAAAGGTACTGGCGTAGGAATTCACGTAGATTCAATCTATGGAATCCCATTCATCCCATCAAAGGATGCACCAAGTAACGGCTCCGACTCAGCAGAAATCGGTAGACTATTTGCATTAGATACATCTGATGCAGAAGGATATGGTTATCCAAGAATCGGAATACAAATCGCAATTCCAACCGAATATTACGAGGCTACAAGAAGAACAGCAGGCTATCCATTCGTCAACAATGCCTTTATTGAAAAAGGTGTTTATCGTACAATGGGTGAAACTGTATGTCGTCACTTTAAATCTCAAGGTAAGATTAGAGATATCAAACTTTAGTCAAACTACCCCTTTCTTTTTATTTTTACTTAACTAACTTAGCTTAGCTAACTTAATTAACTTTTTACTTTTAGCTAAAGAATATACCCTTAGTTAAGAATTAAATAAGACATTAACTTTATATATGTAAGGTTTTTAGATTATATATGGCAGTAACAATCAGCACAGAAGATTGGAGAAACGCTAACGTGAGAAAAACACTCTCATGGCAAGCAGCTTTAACATCAAAGTTGCGAGTATACAAATGTAAAGTCACAGCAGGTGGCTCTGATGCGTATGCAACCAATGGAGTGGCAGCCGACCTCAAAGAGGGAAGAATTTCTACACTCGTTGCAGTGATACCTGAATTCACAGATTCACTATACAAAGTAGAATATGACAAGACAAATGAGAAAATCAAACTCTATTCCGTAGGTGGCTCAGCAGGTGCAGTATTTGCAGAAGTAGCAAATAGTACATCTATCGCTAATAAAGTGTTTGAATTCCTAGTTATAGGCTACTAGATCCAAAAAACAGCCAGTTTTTTTTTCAATAAAGTTTATATATGAACACATGAATTAATCATTATGGTAGAATTAAACCACAATGTAAAGTCTTTTAATGCTGATACTGCAATAAAAGGAGCACATGGTGTAGTTGTGGCAGTTTATGTCACAAAAAGTGGTTCATCAGGTTCTAAATGTATCTTTAAAAATGGTACATCAAGTAGTGGTACTACTGAATTTACTGTATTTGGAGAAGATGTTCAAGGCGTTTTTAACGTAAATAGACGTTTCGAGAGTGGAATTTTTGCAGATATCACAGGTTCTGCTGAATACACAGTTGTTTTTAAGTAAATTTAAATACATACTAAGTTTATATATTACATGGCTACAACATATTGCTCTGTCGCAGATGTCGCTGATTTTCTCAGGGTCTCCATTACTGCTACTAGTACTCCTAATAAAGCACAGGTTGAAAAGATTATCAACCGAAAAGAAGAAGAATTAGATCGTAGAATAGGTCATACATTTGGAAGAAACAAAACAGTATCAAAAGAGATTCATGATTTACCATTATTATATACTTATGGTTGGGGTACACCAGTTTATCTTAAACATAGAAACTGTAGAGACTTTGACACATCTGCAGGGGATAAAATAGAAGTATGGCAAGGTGCAGATTCAGCTTATAATGACATCATACAAGATGGACAATGGTATGACTTTGAACCAACTCTAGGAAGATTATTCTTTCGTGGATATATTTTCACAATTCTAAGAAAATACAGAGTTAGGGTTACATACAGATATGGTGATGAAACAGTTCCTTTAGATGTTGCAGATTCGTGTATTAAATTAACTGCAATCGATATACTCAATTCTAGTTTTAGAATGGATATACTACCATTGGGTTCTAATGGTGCAGATATAGAAGCATCCAAATCTGATTGGAGAGCTGATATAGAAAATTGTATAGACAATCGTCAAGAGATATTCTTTATACCATAGTAAATGAATTCAAAGGACTTAGACAGTGTACCTGAAGGGTATATTGATGAACATTCTGATATAGGTTTTGAAGAATTTTTAAATCTATCTAGATCTGGAGAACTTGGTAAGAGTGCTAAAACATTTGACCCTACTAAAAATGATAAGCGTATACATAGAGAAAACCTACTTAATATAGTAAAAGTTGCAAACCAATCATTATATTATAAATTTATTACTGAAGAGGGGTTAGATTTTGTTCCATGTTATTTTTCTTATAACCCATTAACAAGAAAAGTGTCTATAAAGTATAATGAAAATTTCTTAAAAAAGAAACTTGGTACAGAAATATCATTTGTTAATTGGTTGTTAAAAGTTAAAAATTATAAACCAGATTCACCTAAGATGAAAGCATATGCAAGTTGGGCTGGGATGGAAGTAAAGAAAACTTCAAAAGGTTATAAAATGATACCTAATATAGGATATGATAAAAATGTAAAACAAAAACCACATTGGATAAAAAGATTAAAAACAGAATTTTTAAAAAGTGATTATTATAAAAAAAACTTTCACAAGATGGAATCTTTATACTCAAAAAGTTCTAATAAAGGTAAAAATATTATGCATATAAGAGAAACAAACCCATTAGGTTACAACTCCTTAAGTATAGAAAAAGAAGAATTTGTACATAGAAAAATTAAACGACAGATGCCTGTTTTAGAGGTTGGCAAAATGGGTAGGTTTGTTAATATAGAATTCATAAAAAGATTTAAAGCAAGATTATCTGCTGCTGAAAAAGAATTAGAAGAAAAAAAGAAAACATTACTTCATGATAAAAAAATACAAAAAGCATTTTATGCACCTATGACTGTTGAAAAAATGGCAAAGTATATGGATAATGAAGATAATTTTCTTTTAAACAGTAAAAACATGAAAACATATTTTAGAGGTGCAAATATTAGTATGTCTCTTTATAATAGAATAATGATGGAAGTGACGACAGAATTATATAATTCCCTTCAAGATATTTCTGATACATATGAAGGTAATTATGATGATAAAATGCAACAACATGAAGGTAAAGGTATATTGTTTGAACCTAGATTTCCTAATGTTCGAAGAATTGCAGGTTGGTTTGCAACTAAAGGTATGGCAAACACAGGTAAAAAAGGAGATATCAAAAACCATAAATATACACTAGAAAAATTTAACAAAATTAAAACACCTAAAGCCAGAATAAATTTTATAGATAGGGCATCATTTCTTATAGCTAATTCTATATACATGAAAAATATGTCAGCAGCAGGTTTTGCAAAAATGACTCCATACAGAAGGAATTATAAAAAAGGAGATAAAATTGAAACAAAATCATTATCTCGTGGTAAAAGAGTTCCTATCAGTCATGCTAGAAAATCTAAAAAATACAACACTACTGGAGGATTTGGTGATAATGATTATGTATATCAAAGGAAAGGAAGAAGAGGTAGGAATAGAGTTGAGACTACAACACATCTCAGAAACAAGATTAGAAAGGATCTTGCAAATCTTAATAGGCAAAGAAAAAGAAGAGGCAGAACTACAAGATAATCTTTATAATCTTGGGTTATATAATAAAATATGGCAAAATCTACCATATATACAAGTGCAGATGAGTTAAAACAACTCCTTATAGATAATTGGAGTCTTTCACTACAACCAGAAGTTCTATTTATGTGGGAAGAAAAAGCTACTGGATTTATGGATGATAGACGTGATTTTATTCTTATTAAACCTACTACAGAGTCACCACAATATTTTGGCTTATATGGTCAAGATTTCTTACATGAAATTGTCATAACTATGGAGATTAGAACATTTCAGAATTTAGAGCATAATGAAAATGTGGTAAATGAGGTATTTACGATCATTAAAAATAACATCAGAGGAAGCACATATGTTGACTTAGTATTGATGTCTTCATACCAAGACAATGATTTATACAGAAATACATACAAGCACAGTATAACTGTAAGATATAGAAAGCTAAATCCTTAATCTTTATATATTCGTTAATGAGTTATTAGATATGGTACGAACAGGCTCGCATGGTTATATTAAATATGGATGGGAAGGTACCACACATGGTGCATTAGCCAGTGGTGAAACAGCAGATAAGAAATTTGGTCTTCAAGACAGATTATCTAGCCTTTCAATAAGTAACAATAGACAAAATTTAGGAGCACTTAATCAAAATACATTACAAAATTTCGCTTATGGACAACAACAAGGAACTGCATCTGTAGGATTCGTTCTAGCAAACCCTTGGTTATTTGGAGCACTTTTAGGAGAACCTTCAAAAACAGGTTCTAATCCATATGTTTACGTTTATCCACATGCATCTAACGGTATCAATAAAGAACCAAGAACAATACAAGTAGAAGTTGGATTTGATGGAGCATCAGCCGATATTGTAAGAACACTTAAAGGATGTTTAGTTAACAGTATGTCAATTTCAGCAGCAGTTGGTGGTATGGTTGAATGTACTGCAGAAATATCATTTGGAAAAGAATCAGAACCAAGTGCATCATTAGGTTCAGCACCTTCAGCACAAGGACAAGAATTTCCATATACATTTGCACACGCAGAATTAACTGTGGGTGGACAATTAGTAGCACAGTGTCAAGATGCTAACATTAACTTATCTCAGAACTCTGAATTATTATATGGTTTGAACTCTCATCAAGCAGTAAGTTCATACAGAAGAATTTTAGATATTACAGGTTCATTTAGAGCATCATGGATAGATAAAGATTTATTGATTGATACATTAAAACAAATTAAAGAAGGTGGAAATAGTGCAGAGTATAAAGAAACTGTAGCTGGTTCACCAGAATTCCAATTCACCTTCATTAAAAATGCTACTAACGAAAAAATAATTATAACTGGAACTGGATTATCAGTTACTGATCATGCATTATCAGGCTTTGAACCAGTAGAACCAATCTTTGAAGAGATTAATTGGCAAATGAAAACTGTTACTGTAACAGCAACAAACACATCTTCTGCTGAAGAGTAAGAAAGGTTTTTATATCATATATACATATTTCATGTATGGGTTTGAAATCATTTAAAGTCAAAATTGACAATGTTTCACAAGTTATAGAATATGAAGATGATATAACTTTTGGTGCACTTGAAAACATTTTAAACAAATGTCTTGATATGAGTGATATTCAAAAACCAAAAGTCAACATACCTCTTTATAGACAGCTTATTTTAGCAGCCGTAATCAAGAAAGCACCATTTGAAGTTGATGATGTAGCAGCAATACGAAACTTAAGATCTAGTGTTGCAAAGAAAATCATGAAGGAGGTCATGGGTCAATACCCTTTAGCGAAATATATGGAAGAATGGGTGGAGACGTTCGTAGGTCAAGTAGACGATCTTCCTCCGAATTATACTACTTCTTCGCAAGAGAGTTCAACTGGACGAAAGACCAAGTAGATAGTCAATATACTTCATATCTAAATGACCTCATGTATGAATGGCAAGAAGAGCAGAGACAAGCAAAGATAAATATAAATAGGAACAAGGCGTAGGATTTATATGGCAACAGATATAGATGATGAAACTCATGAACTTCAAGAACAAATTAAAAAATGGATGGCAAAAGCACGTATACAAGAAATATATTATCAAAAAAGAGAGAGATTCTTAACAGCAGAGCAGAGAGTTAGACGTAAAGAAGAAGATTCTTTAATGAAACAAAGACAGTTAATGGGTGCTATTACTAAAACTATGGCAAGTAGTGGTGTTGTAGGGGCTGGATTTAATCTTATGCAAGGTCTTGGTGGTTTAAGAATACAAGATTCTCAACGGTTAAAAAGCTTAAAACAACAATCTACTCAACAAATATTACCTAGAGAAGAGGGTATGGAAATGATGTCTTTACAATCACGTTCAGGGAAAATTGGTAGTATTTTTAATAAATTAGATGCTATATTTGAAAAGAACTTTGGAGAGGGTTCTAAGTGGAATGATATGATGGGTGGTCATGGTAAAGAAGCAGCAACTATGGTCACATTAGCAGGTATTGGTGGTGGTCTTGCTTTAGGTAAGATGATTATAGATTCTTCACCAGCGTTCCAACAGTTATTAAAAATAATGAATTTCGGTATAATGTTAATTCTAAGACCTATAGGAGACTTCTTTGCATTCTTGTTTAGACCTATTTTGATATTATTATTAAGAAAGTTTATCATACCATTCTATCAAACAGTATATCCTTGGTTTATGAAAAATGGAAAAATGGTAGGAGATACTGTAGCAGCACTTGCAGACACTGGAGATGGAATAGTTAAGGCAGTAACTGAGAGTGGTAAAATTTTGGCATCAGATTTAACAGCAGCAATAAAACCAGCTACAACTGTGGCTGGTGATGCAAAAGTTAATCCATTAGCTAAAGTTCTTGAAAAAGTAATACCAAAAGTAGTACCTGCTGCAGCCAGTAAAGGTGGAGCAATGGCAGGTTTAGCAAGTATGGGATTGGGAACTGCACCAAAAGAAAATGTGTTAGCAAAAATAGCAAAGCCTTTACAAAAAGCATTAGTACCTATAGTTAAACTTACAGAAGCACCTGCAAAATTAGTAGGAACTGCAGTAAAAGGACTAGCAAATGTAGCTGGTTCTATGACAAAAACTAGTGTCAATATAACTAAAGGTTTAGCAAATGCTGGAACTGGAGGTATGGCTGGTAAAGCTGCAGCCAAAATAACTAAACCTGTGTCAAACCTCATGGCAAACGCAGCAGTAAAAACAGGTGCTAAACTTGCAGCAAAAACTGCTTCTAGATTTATACCAGTTGTTGGTCAAGCTTTATTGGCAGTGGATGCATTAGGATCTACAATACAAGCTATATCACCTGAGACTTACACTGGTATTAATACAGGTATTCGTGCAGGTGCAGGTGCATTAGGTATTCCTGATTGGTTAACTGAAGGGGCTTTAGACTTTGTAGGATTTGGTGAAAAATCAACTGCTCAACAAGTTGGAGATTTAATTGGTATGGGTGGTAGTGCAATAGGTATAACAGGTGGTGGAAATTCAGTTACTAACTCAAGAGGTAGAAATAAAAAAGCAGATCAACAAAATTGGGCTGGTGGAATTATTAGAGAACCAATTTTTGGTGTAGGTAGAAGTGGAAGAACATATTCATTTGGAGAAAAAGGTGCAGAAGAAATATCACCTTTAGGTTCTTCATCAGGTACAACTATAAACGTAACAGTTAATGGTAGCATATACTCAGATAAAGATATGCTTAATTTCCAAAGAACAATAATGAGAGCAATAGAAACAAGTACTACAAGGAGAGCAAAATTATGACCATTCACATTCAACTTTTTAAAATACACCCTGAATCATATGAAGCAGGTGGTGGTAATCCATTAGATACATTTTCAATAGAAAAACTTCAAATAACTGCATTTGATAGCTTAGGAATAGATTTAAACACACCTATATCACCAATGCCATTACCTGAAGAAAATGCAGATGCAAATATTTTAGTAAAAATGGAAGGTAACTCAAAACAAGTAAGACTTGCATTTAAATTCGATAGTAATCTTGTTTCAATGAAAAGAAAGGATGGTATACTACAAACTGAAAGGTTAGAAGTAAATGATCACATGGATGTTGATAATCTTTCTGTGGTAACTAATTACCCATCTTCAGGTGATAAAGGGATTAATTATGGTAACGATATAGTTGCTACAAATAACCTTGAATTATTAAGTTTATTTTTAGATAATTTTGAATCTAGATCTATTACAGATTCATTTTTCTTTAGATTGGTAGATAGTGCAGCACCTACAGTATCATTATTTGAAGGAGTTGGCTCTATAGCTTCAATATCTACTTCAGCAGATGCATCATCACCTGTTGTATGGAACGTTAACCTTGATTTCTTAATAGGAGATGTAGTTTCAGTTTATGATGCAGATACACCAGAAATGCCTTCTGATGTTACTATAACAGCAGGTGCAGCAGGTTCAGGCGATATTGTATTTAAATGGAAAGTACCTGACAGATCAGGTGGAACCCCTTTAACAAAAATTACTGTGCATTTACAATCAACAGATTCGGCTGTAAGACAATCATTTGATATAGAACACACAACTAGTGGTAGTAGTGGAACTTTTCCATTATTAGATAGTTCAACAGGTGTTTATACTAAAGAGGTTGATCAAGGAACAGGTAATCTTTTTATTGTTACAGGTAAGACATATAGGTGTTTTATGACAGCTAGTAACACAGGTGGTAGTGGAACTCGAAGTGAATCATCACTTGTGACAGTTCGGTGATAATAAATGAAAATTCATGCAAAATTACTTAAAGAGGAAACAAAAGATTTTTCTGGAACTGATAGACAAGTAGTATCACAAGTAGATATGTTAAAAGCTGAAGTATCTAGAGATGGATTGAGAGCTGTTGATTCAGGTACATTTATCTGTCGTTCAAGACTATCTGTAAATAAAGGTGATGTTTTTAAATACGTACAAGATATAGCCAATACAAATAGTTTAAGAGGTGCTTACCTTTTTCAAGGTTCATGTCTTGACGAAAGTGGATATAATGTAGATCCTATAAATCAAACAAATAGTGGTAATTCATCTTGGAATGATTTTGACGGTCTTAATTATGAACAAAACACAACAGCTAATCATAAGTTTCGTGGTTTATTTCAAGCTAAACTTAATTCACAAGATAAGGGTGCAATATTAGAAAATAAGTTTCACTCTAATGGAACAACTCCAATACATGATTTTTCAAGTAATTTTGATATAATTGCTTGGATAACAACACCTTCATCTACTGGTGGAACTCATATAATATATTCAAAAGCTGACTCAGATGGTTATGGTGTTAGGTTAAGATTACAAGGAACTGGAAGCACATTTTACATTAGAGGAGATGTTAGAAGGTCAGGTATAAGTCTTAAAACAGTTAGTACTAATGGAGTAAAGAATGTGGGGGTCGACACAACAATATGTGTAAGGCTTAGAAGAGTTGGAACTACATTAGATATTTGGCTTGTTGATGGTTCAACATCCACACCTTTTGGTACACCAACTGCTACATATTCTACATCATATTTAAGTGGAAATTTTAATTCATCAAAACAAGCAACAATAGGTTCTCAAGCAAGTTCATTTTCAGGTGATAATGTGACAAATACTAATAATAAGTTTGAAGGTAAACTACATCAATTAAGAATATATTGTGGTAGGACTCTTGATTTATCTAGTGCAAATAGTATATTTTCATCTAGACCTATTCCTTTAATTATGAAACTTGCAGGCACAGTATGGAAAATAGAATCTAATTTGGATAATAAAAGAATATTTGTGAAAGGGTTTGGTAAAGTTATAACTGATACTTTAGTCAGTAGTTCATTACTAGATAGTGGAACTGCAACAGGAGAGTTTTATGAATATAGTGGAAGTAGAAGTACCACTGCGTTTACAAACGCAGCCCCAAGAGAAATAATTAGAGCAATATTTGCCAAACTAAATGTAGCATTAGTAAGTAATGTTAATTTTAAATTAAGTCTTAGAGACTTGACTGGAAGTGCAACTGCTATTAATTCATACACAGCCGAAGGTAACTTCTTAGAGATAATTAATCAATTAATGGTTATTGTGAATAAATCATTTTATGTTTCACCACGAGGTAAATGTATAATAGAGAATAAAGATCTTGATATGTCAAACACATTAAAGTTTAAAAATGGTAGTTACAATATAAACGCAAATGGTTTTGATGATACTAATACTGTTAATGACTTATATGTATCTTCAAGAGCAGGTGGTAATTTTAATATAGTTCATGCTGAAGATTCAACCTCAATAAATGAAATAGGCTATTATTCAAAACGTGTTCTAACACCTCAGCTTACAGATGCTACATCTGTTACAAATTTTAAGAATAACTTCTTATCTATTTACAAAGATATTAATGTTAGATATACTATTACAGCACCATTCTTAATAGATTTTATTAGAGAAAATATGACCGTTAAATTAATAAACACCATTAAAAGTCTTGATGATACATCAACCATAAAATCTATAACTTGGCATTATCCAGAGGCAAGAACTGTTATAG